TCGCCGCGATGCGGAGTTCGAGTTGGTCGGCGTCCGCGCCGACGAACATGCGGTCCCCGCTCGTGCCGACGAGGGTGCGGAGCCACGCGGGGAAGTTCTGCGCGTTGATCGGACGGCTCGACGAGAGACGGCCCGACGTGGTGACGTGCGCGTTGTAGCCGGGGTGCATCCGACCGGTCCGCGGGTCCACGATGCCGACCTTCTTCTCGCCGTACCGCATCCTCGTCTCGCGCTCTTCGTGCGTCTCGTCCTCGTCCCAGCCCTCTTCGGCGTACTGGTCCGAGGTCCGCAACTTCACGATGTACGTGCCGAGCGCCTTCTGCGCGCCGCGGTAGTTGCGGAGCGTGAGCAGGAACTCGCGACGGTCCGCGGGCAGGTCGAGCCGCAGCATGGAGCGGATCACGGTGTCCGAGGTCGACGGGTCGCCGTTGCCCGTGTAGCGGTCCTTCGGGTCGCACGGCGGCTCGATCTGCCACTTCTCGAACAGCAACTCCTGCAACTGCTGCGTGCTGCCGGGGTTGAAGGTCGTGGACCCCGCGATGGTCTGCAACTTCTCGCGGTGCCGGTACACCTCGGAGTGGATCGCCCGCTCCTTCTTCACGCGCTCGACCTGATCGACGGGCATCCCGAGCGTGTGCATCTCGGTGCAGATGCCCTGAATGGCGTGGTCCACGGTGACGAGGTGCGCCTGATCGCGGAGTTGCACGTTCCGGTACAGCGGATCGACGACGCGCGCCGTGACGGCGACGTCCTTGCCGCAGTACTCGTGCAACTGCTCGTCGCTCTCCGCGCCCCACGCCAACTTGTTGCCCTCACGGTCCGTCTTCCACGACGGCGCGTCCGTGTACATCGAGCCGACGAAGCCCAATCCGTGCGGCAGCTCGCTCTCGACGAGGCGGTGCAGCAGGATCGTGTCGAGGCCGGGCTTCGGCCACACGCCCCATTGGGCGTTGAGGCAGTTCGTGTCGTAGGAGCCGCTGTTGTGTCCCACCTTGAGCTTGCCCTCGTCCGCGAAGAACTGCTTGAGCACCTCGATCACGCGGAACTCGTCGCCAGGGGAGTAGAAGCGGGTGTACCCGTCCCTGCCGAGCAGTCCGACGATCACGACGTGCGTCGCGGTGCCGATGCCCACGCACCTGATCTTGGCGGTGAGCGGCTCGATGCCGTCGGTCTCCAAGTCGTACGTCCAGTACGGGACCGGCTGCGCGAGGAACTCCGAGAGCTGCTCTGGGCTCGGGTGGTAGATGACGTGCGGCGGCTGCCAGGACGCGACCCCGCGGAACCGCTGCGCCGCCTTGTAGATGTCGTTGCGGAAGACGTGCGAGTACCGCGGCGAGCGGAGGACGAACGACGGGTGAATCGTCGGCATCACTCGACGCGCGGGCAGCCCGCCACCCGCATCGAGTTCCACGAACCCTCCGCGGATGGACATGATGTTCTGCTGCGTGTTCATCACGACCTTCGCGGCCGTGCCGCCCAGGGCGATGATGTCGCGGAACGAGGCGAGTTCCTTCTCGAGCCTCGGGCGACACGCTGCGATCGGGGAGAGGATCAACTCCTCGTAGTGCGGCTCGGCAAGCCACGGGTTCGCACGCTTGCCGAGTTCCCACTTCTCCTTCAGAGCCTTGTTCCTCTTCTGCTTCTCGCGGTTCTCCGCGGAAATCTTGGCGAGGAGGTTGTCCAGCTCGTTCTTCGGGGGACGGCAGAGGAGCACGTTCGTGATGTGGACGTCGCGACGACGAAGTTGCGCTGCCGCGAGGGCCCGCATGACCTCGTCGCCGGACGGCCCGACGAACGGTACTCCCTGCTTCTCTTCCTGCTCACCCGGAGCCTCGCCCACGACGGCAACCTGCGCCCCTTGATTGCTCTCGGGAGGAACCACTGCGCTGCCCTTGAGCGGGCACACGTCACACATCGCACCGCAAGACTTCGGGTTGTAGTTCATTCGCTTTCTGCGACCTCGTCCGTGTCGGTTTCGTTCTGGAAGAACTCGGGCGGAAGGACGACCTGACGGCCTTCGGGCATGGGGGCCATCCAGGGCATGTCAGGAGCAGGAGGCGCTGCCTCCGCCACCTTCGGCATGGTGTCCATCGCGCGGCGGACCAGGCGGATGACGATGCCGGTTGCCATGGTCACGGGAACCTCGTCAGGGATTCCGTGCGAGACCGCCTGCTCGAGCTGAGCGACGACGACCTTCATCTCCTCGTCCGTGAGAGGAGCGTAGTCGGTGAACTTCTTGGCCCCGATCAGGGGCGCGGCGCCGAGGGGCTTGCCGTTGGGGTCGAAGATGGGCATTTGCACTCCGAAAGAAGAACGGGGACCCGAGGGCCCCCGTTCGGGTGGAAGTGCCGTCTCTCCGGCTGTCACGCCTCGTTTTTCATTATGGACGGGTCGGCGTTCACCCGTGCCGGCCTGTCAGACCTAGCGCTTGCCGAGGGCGGCCATCAGGTCGTTCACGCCCACGCCACCGAGGCCGTTGGACGGGGGAGCCACCTGCACCACGGGGGTCGGGCTGCCGAGCCCGCCACCGAGGGCCGCGCCGAGAGCGGAGCCGACGGCCTGCTGGGCCACCGCGGCCTGGGCACCCGTGAAGGACGCCGAGCGCTTCGCGAACTCGGCGGGCGGGAGGAAGTTGAGCTCCTCGTAGATGCCCGCATCCTTGTCGCCCGGCTTGTAGTACACGGTCACCGTCTTGCCGACGAGGAGGTTGCGGTTCATGCCGACCGCGCCCGCGTCGATCTGGGCCGGGGTGTAGCCAGCCGACTCGAGGACAGCGCGCCAGTAGTAGCGGACGCCGTCCTGCTCGCTCTTGGGGATGCCGAGGCCGGTGGTGCGCACCGTGCCCGTGTACTCACCCTCGGAGACGGTGAGCTTCATGATGACGCGACCCGGCTTGTCCGTGAGGGTGTACGCGTCGGTGATGGTCGCCTTGTAGTAGCCCTCGACGAGGCTGGGGCCGCCGCCGGTCGCCGCGCGGAGACCGGAGAGGTTGACGTCGAAGTTCCAGTTGGCGTTCTGGTTGTTGTTGTTCTGGTCCATGGGGACAGGCTCCTTGTTGGTCTGCTGACAGGCAGGGTTGAAGAATCCACCACACTCCCGAGGGGGCCGGCTGGTGGAGATAGCCGGGTTCTTGATCAGGCGAGGAAGACTGCGTCGCGGGCGGCCATTGCCCTGCGGATCACAGCTCGGTCCATGGCATCGCGAAGAGTCCAGCGTGCCTGGGGGACCGTGACGTGCTTGATGAGGTCGATGTAGGTCGAGTTGACGACTTCCTTCTCGCGGCCAGGGCCGGCTTCGATGATCGTCTTCGCGACCTTCTCGACCATCTCCTCTTGCCACGCCGCGTCAGTGCGGCGGGACACGGTGTAGCCAGCAGCCCTCATCAGTTCCGCCATGTTCATGGGGGCAGGATGGGCCGCGGACGCCACGTTGAGGCGATCCTTCATGATGTAGTTGGGGTCGGCCACGCACTGGTAGATGCCGGGCCAAGGCTTCCGCATCGGGTCCAGGCCGCAGCGGAGAACCATGTCGAACATCGCGGGGACCTGCTCGGGCAGATTGCCGCTGAGCATCGGGCCGCCCTTGACTCGACCACCACCCGGCTTGTCCTTGGGCGGCTGCTCCCAGCAGTTGACCACGACGTGAACCTTGGCGAAACGAGCCGCGTTGCGGAAGTCCAGCACCGCGTCACGGAGCTCGCCCCAGAGACGGAAGCCGTTGAACTTCTTCTCGAGAGACGCGAACGTCTGCTCGGCCAGGTAGGAGAAGTCATCGACGACGACGGCGTCGATCTTCACGTCCGCGCCCTTGGCACGGTACTCACCGACCTTGGAGACGAGCTTGGTGACGTCGAGGAGGGTGGTCGCGTTCTCGACGAGCGGGTCGTACCCAGCCACATTCCTGATGGACTGGAGAGCGCCCGGGGCGGCGATGAACAAGGCGTTGGGAAAAGACAGGCCGGTGTCAGTAGTCTTGCCGATCCCCGAGGGACCGTACGAGAGGCTGAGTACCGGATCCTTGATGAGGGCAGTCATCTTGGCTCCGTTGTGCTTCTACTCTTAGGGGCTCGCTTGCCGGTTGTCAACGGCCCCTCGAACTTTTTCCTACGATGCGCTCCTGGTCGAGCTCAGGAGAAGTCGTCGGGCTTCATCCGACGGGTTCTGGTCAGGTCGGGGGCGTGGGTGGACGCCCCTTCCTCGAGCATCACCCGTTCCCAGAGATTCCTCAACCCCACGGTCGTGAGTTCTCCCGTGGACTGGCGGGCAATGTAGATGATGTATCTTTCCCAAGCGGTCTGGGACTCCCCAGCCTGAGAGGTGATGAGCATCTTGAGGTGTTCAACCAGACCCAGCAGAGAGTTGAGGGTCGTTATGTAAGTATTGTTCACCAGCAGGTCCGCCTGGCCGTCGGATCGCAGACCGATGACGGCGGCGTTCACCACCTCGCGCCAGCGCGGGATGTCCTTGGCCCAGTCCACCTCGCCAGGGCGGTACGGACGAGCCACAACGGGACGGACCCGCTCGCGGGGAGCAGCACGACGACGGAGGGCTTCTCCGATGTCGTCCTCTTCCTCTTCCGCGGTGGCGGCCGCGGCCTCCGCGTCGAAGCGGCGCTGAAACCACCCGTTCGCAGAGTTGACCAGCTGCTGCTCTTCTGTCGAGCCCCCGAGGTCGGGGTGGGCCATCTTCGACTTCTTTCGGAAGGCTCGCTGAACCTCTTCCTTCGTCGCGTCGACCGACACGCCCAAGACTTGAGCAGCCTGCCCGATGCTCTTTACGGGCTCTTCTGGGTTCTTCCTGTAGCGTCGCATGGCCTCACCGTAGCGTCGGGAAGCCCGCCGTCCACGGCTACTGGGCACCCCACTTGCACTTCTCGATGTGCTCGCAAGCGCCGTAGCGCCCGAAGCA